TAGTGGAGATCCTGGAGCAGGAACTGGAGAAGCATTTAGCAGTATGCCAGCAAGCCCATATTTTAAATTAGCATATGTTGTCGATAGTAATAACACCACCGCGACATTTGAAATTATGAGTGCTGCAACAGCAAATGATACTTTTCCTAAAGTAAACGGAAACACAGCAGCAACCACCTTCAACCCATTCACAACTGATATAAATGCAGTTCGTGGACAAGAGAGTGGTTATGCTACTTGGAACCCTCTTTCTCTTAGATTGAATCAGGGAACACTGAGTGATGGAAATCTGACGCTAAGTGCCACTGGTTCCTATTACATTGAAGCAAAATCAACTTTTGATGCATCAATGGTTGATAACTATTCTGAGTTATCAATTTCTAGTGCTAGTGGTAGTGATTCATTCGCTTTTGGTATTGCAGCATCTTCTGATGCATGGATAATTTCTGGTGTTGGCACCTACTTGGTTTACAGAGAAAATGGCACAATTATTAGATACCCAGGCAATACAACTATTGATACAGTATCAAGTTATACAGTGGGTGATGTTCTTGGTATGGCAATAGATAGCACTAATGTCAAGTTCTACAAAAACAATATATTGCAGGGGACATATGCCCATGGGTATTCTAAAGATTATTTCGTTACTGCACTGAACGTTCCAAATACTGGGACTTCAACAATGACCGCAAACTTCGGACAAAAACCCTTCAAGTTCCCACCACCAGATGGTTTCCAACCACTGAATGGTGCTAATGTAAGACCAGAAACTGTGATTACTCGTCCTGATCAGTATGTTGGGGTAACGACTTATACTGGTAATGGTAGTATAAAGTCTATTAATGATCTAAAATTTAATGCAAAACCAGATTTAGTGTGGATTAAGAACAGAGATGCAACTCAAAACCATATGCTTTTTGACACAGTTAGAGGTGCTTATCAGTATCTTTATCCTAATAAAACAAACATGTCAAATGATGGTGACCCTCACACGTTAACCAGTTTTGATCTTAATGGATTTAGTTTGAGTGATAATACAGATGGATGGCTTGTAAATAAACTTAATGATGATTATGTTAGTTGGTGCTGGAAGGCTGGTGGAAGCAAAAACACCTTTAATGTTGATGATGTAGGTTATGCAAATGCCTCTGATGTTAATATGAGTGTTGGTGCTTTGAATAGTAGTGCATATAATACTAGTGCAATATGGAGTGGTATGATGAGTGGTACATCAAACAGTGGTGTATATACCAATATGTTTAATGGAACTCTAACTGGATACGAACAACCATCAGATGGCAATACTCTTACATTTACACCAACAGGTGGCATAACAGCAAGTTCATCAATAAGAATTCTTTTAGATCAAAGTTCTGGAACATATGCTAGTGCAGCAGACATTACTGTTAATGGTGGTAGTATAAAAAGCAGCATTATTAATCCAACAATAGGATCAGGAACTGTTATATCAGCGTGGATTGATATTGGAACAACATCTCTCACAACACTAACATGGAGTAATCCATCTGGAAGTAATAATGATTATAGATTATATGGCATTGAAGTTGATGGTAAAATACTTGTTGACTCCGATGTAACACCACCCAACGTCCCATCAATTGCTCCTACTGGTGCATCTGTAGGAACCAAGCAAGGGTTTAGTATTGTAAAATACACCGGAACAGGAACTGCTGGTACTATTCCTCACGGATTGTTGGAACAACCAAAATTCGTCATAATTAAGGACTTAAAGAATTCAAATGCATGGGCTATTCAACATGTTGGTGCAACACTTGGAACAGGATTACTAAAATTTAATACTGCTGTTGTTGATAGTTCAGTTGCGTCTGCTGTATGGAACAGCACTGCTCCTACATCATCCGTTTTTAGTGTCGGAACTGCGGGTGATGTAAACTATACAACAAATAGTGCCGAATACATCACATATCTGTGGCACGATGTCCCCGGACTACAGAAATTTGGATCCTATTCCGGCAATAATGATCCTGATGGGACGTATGTAGAACTGGGTTTTCGTCCTGCCGTAATTATTATAAAAACAACATCTGGTGGTAGTTGGGTTATTAAAGATAGTGCAAGAAAACCCGTCAATCCAAATAATTCTCAACTATATTTAAATACATCTGCTGTTGATGATGATCCTTATGGTGCTATGGACTTTCTAAGTAATGGATTCAAATCAAGAGTTGCATCACAATCAATAAATGCCAGCGAAACTTACATCTATGCCGCCTGGGCAGAAGCACCAGCATTTAACTTGTATGGCACACAGTCCAACGCTCGATAAATAATAAGAAAGCACGATGTCTCTATCAAAGGCAAGACAACTAGCAAAAGATCTAGGTACTGTAGGCATCAGTTCTTCTGGTACTAGTATCCATACTTCTGTTGCCACCCTCAACTTTGTTGGTGCTGGTAATACTTTTGCTGTTCATAATGATCAGGTAGATATTAGTATTGAAGGTGGTGGTGGAACCAAAGCAGGTGAGGCAATCGACTATCCAAGTGGAACCAAGTCACCATTCATTCTAAACACTGTTGTAATCTCTGAGTCTATTACTCTTGGTAACTCAAACTCTGGAACTGGTGCTGCTAACATTGTGACTGGTGAGTCAATGATAACCGTTGATGATAGTGTTACGATTACGATTGAGGAAGGTAAGAAAGTAATTCCTGACCTCTTTAATGTGTTTGATACTCCAGAGAGATTTAGAAACTGATGGAACTTCAACAGGTTGGTGACAGTAATTTTAATAAATCGACAGTTGTTATTACAGAATCGATAACAATTAATGATGCCAACACTGTTACTGGTGTTGCTCATATTGTAACTAATCAAGCAATGCTTACGATTGATGATAGTGTTACTATCACGATTGAAGAAGGTAAAACTTTGATACCTGATGTTTATAATATATTTGATAAATAACTAGAAAGAAAGACTGAAGGCGATGTCACAAATTAATGTAAATACTATTACTGGTAAAGATGGTGGAAGTGCTGTTAATTTTCCGAACGGTATTACTGTTACAGGCGTCGTAACAGCGACAACTCTAAATCAAAATGTTAGTGGTAATGTAACTGCTACTAGTTTTACTGGACCTCTTACTGGTAACGTAACTGGAAATGCTTCCGGAACTGCTGGTAGTTTAGCGGCAGGTGCTACTGGTGCTGATCTTACATTAAGCGGCGACCTGACTGTAAACGGCACAACCACAACTATCGATACCGCTGTTACTGCAGTAGATAGTTTGGAGGTTGATGGTAATGTAAACGTTGGTGCTGGATTAAGTTCTTACGGATTTAAGATAGAAAATGGTTTCATAAGTAATCTGGGTGCAAGTGGAACGGTCAATACTGATTTAAGTAATGGTCATATTCACAAATATCAGGGAGCAACTTCTGGCAACTATGGACCTAACTTTAGAGTAAGTGCATCTAAAACTCTTAATAGTGTTATGGGTGTTGGTGATATTACAAGTGTAGTTTTTATAGTTGCATCTTCTTCACATTATCTTGATCAAACTGATATTCAAGTTGATGGAAGCACTTCTAATCTAGACATTGATTTTGTTGGTGGTTCTGCGCCAGATGCTGCGAATGGTTCTGGGTTTGATATTTACTCTTTTACAATTCAAAAAACAGCAACAACTCCAGCGTATCATATCATCGCTAACGCAACATCCGCTGCTTGATAGGAGGTATTAACAATGTTAAATAACTGGTTTAAAAAAGAAAAACCATTCGTTGGTTTTGCGGGTTTTGGTGGTGGTGCTATTGGATTAGCATTTGGTGGTGGTGGTGGTGCTGCAAATAAAATTACAGCATCTGGTGGTGTTATTGCAGACTATGAAGACGGTGGTACAAAATATAGAGCACATATTTTTACAAACTCCGGTGCTTTAACTATCTCATCTGCAGAACCTGATGCAACGATTGAATATCTAGTAGTCGGTGGTGGTGGAGGAGGCGGATATACTGAGGCAGCATATACTGCTGGTGCTGGCGGTGGTGCTGGTGGACTAAGAACTAATGTCGCAGGTGTTCAAAATGCTGGAGGAACTTCATTAACCGCAGATCCTTATCCAGTATCAGCAGGAACATATACAGTAACTATTGGTGATGGTGGACTTCAAGGAAGTGTTGCTGCAACTAAGGGTGATGTTGGTACTGATTCAGCATTTTTCCCCCCATCACATGGTTCATATCCTGCTGTTCAGTATATAAGGGGTGCAGGTGGAGGTGGAGGTGGTAATGCAATGCCACCTTCAGGACCCGTCGCTTTGGGTGATGGTGGACAAGTTGGTGGTGGTTCTGGTGGAGGAACAACATATTACACAAATCCTGGAGGCAATGGTGCTGGTGGATCTGTAGGTACTGCTGACCCAAATCATCCCAAACCAGCAGGAAATCCAGGTGGAGCAGGACCACCAGGAGGTTCAAACGGATGTACCTCTGGTGGTGGTGGAGGTGCTGGAGCAGCAGGTGGTGCTGGTAGAGCGCCATCACCAGGAAATATTCCATCAGGTGATATTGCTCTTGGAAGAGGTGGTATTGGTGTTCAAGTTGCTATTGCTGGTCCATCAACTGCTTCACCAGTAGGAACACCAGGACCATCTGGAAACGGATGGTTTGCTGGCGGAGGTGGTTCTGGTATGTATAGTAACCCACCCGGCAATATAGGTAATGGATCAGCACCTGAAGCTGGTGGAGGAAGTTCAGGTGCTCAATCAGCAGGTTCTGAAAACGCACCATTTGCTTTCACACCAGCACAAGAAGCATATGGTCAACAGATGACTGGTGGTGGTGGAGGTGGAGCAAAAACCTCTAATCCAGGTGGCGCACGAAATGGAACATCCGGACAACCTGGTATCGTAGTTGTTAGGTATGAATTACCTCAGAATAATGCATCTGCTGAAGCTAAAGCAACTGGTGGTGCTGTTTCTAAAGTTGGATCCAAAATTGTTCATGTTTTCCATCATCCAGGATCATTAGTTGTTCCATCAACTATTCCTAGTATTGATTACTTCATAGTTGGTGGTGGTGGTGGTGGATCAGGTGCTGATGGTGGAGGTGGCGGCGGTGGCGGCGGCATCAAGACTAACATCGGCAGTATTCTTCCCGCACCTCATACTGGTGGTGCTAGGGCATTGCCTGCTACATCATATTCAATTACTGTTGGTAGAGGTGGTGGTCAATCTGGAGCAACACCATCATCCGGTGATTATCAAGCTTCAAGCAATGGTGAATCTACAGTATTCGATGGTATCACCGCAGGTGGTGGAGGAGGAGGTGGATTTGGTGGTCCCACTGGGACCACTCCGACCCCTATTGGCACAGGCAATGATGGACTTGCTGACAACGGTTCTGGTGGTGGTGGAGGTTCATATGGTGGTAGCGGCCGAGGTGGTGGCACTGGGGACGGAGTTGGTGGAAATGGAGCGTCTGCTAGTGGAGTACCTAGTTGGGCTGGTGGAGGTGGTGGTGGTGCCGGTGCATCCACTACAAGTACTACTGGTGGTGCCGGACTTCAGTTACCAACCACATATCATGACCCAAGTGTTATGACTATTGGTGGACCAGGACCAAGTTCTTCTTGGGGATGGTTTGCCGGTGGTGGCGGAGGTGGTGCCGGTGATCCCGGTGCCGATCCAGTAGGTGGCGTTGGTGGTGGTGGACGCGGTGAAGATGGCGATAGTTCATACAACCGGGGAGAAATCTACGGTATGAGAGGAACCGGTGGTGGCGGTGGAGGAGGAGACTCTAATACTACTGCTACCTATAGTGGTGGTATGGGTGGACCTGGTATTGTTATCATCGCATATCCTTCCTAAATATCTAAAAACCTGCAATGTCATTTACAAAGGTAGAATATAGAGGTTTAGAAGTCGGTAAAGTCGGCATTAAAACCTCTAATGGCGTCATTGCTGTTGGCGCTACGATGCTCAACTTTGTTGGTGCTGGTAATACCTTTGCAGTTAGTTCTGATGGAACTACTGTTGATATCAGTATCGCTGGCGGTGGCGGTGGTGGTGGTAGTGAGATATTAAAAGAAACTTTTGATGTAGTATCAACTCAATCAGTATTCAATATTACTGAAGGACAGTTTAGTACTGGGTTCCTTGAAGTATATTTGAATGGTGTTAAACTCAATCAATCTGACTTCACTGAAAATCCTCCTACACAATTCACTCTTGACGTTGCTGCAGAAGCAGGTGATGTAGTTGAGATTATTGGATTTAAAGATAGAGGAACTAATACTTCTATCAATGCAGAACTTACAAACTTAAACGTCACTGGTATCGTTACTGCTGGTCAGTTTGTTGGTGATGGTTCTAGAATTACAGGTGTCACTGGATTAGGAACTGCTATTACACATAGCACACCTGTACTTGGTAATATCTTCTATAGAAATAACACTCTAAGTGTTGGCAGCACAGTCACAATGGATGTGCCTGATAATGCTGAAAGTAATGTTGGTTATACTCACCATTCAGATCTTGCTGTAGAAGATGGTGCTGACTTCATTGTTGCTGATGGTGATGAGTTTATTGCTGATGTATTAGGTATCGGAACTGATACTGCTCCACTGTCTGGTACTGGTGGTAGAGTTCGTGCTGATAACTTTACTAACAGAGCAGGCAATGGACCACCAACATTCCCATTTGGTATAAGTCTTGGTGGTTCTTCTGGTATCAATGATGAAGAAAACGATGATGGATTTATAACCATTCAGGATGTTCTTGACGTAACTGAAGATAAGACTATTGCTGGTTCTACAACTTCTACTGTTGTTGTAAAAAGAAAAGCAGTTGCTGTTGCTGCTACTAAGAGTTTGATACTTGGTTCTGATTGTGAATTAGTTATCAACACACTTCAGATATAAATATAATTAAAGTTGGTCGTAGTTAATGTCGATACTTAGAGCTGATAGTATTCGTGACAGAGCAGGCACGGGTGCTCCTGACTTTCCTAATGGTCTTACTGGTAATGTAACTGGTACGGCAACCACTGCTACTGCACTGAGTGGTACCCCAAACATTACAGTTGGAACTGTATCTGGTACTGATGCAACTTTTAGTGGTAACCTCACCGTAAATGGCACAACCACAACTATCGATACTGCTGTTACTGCTGTAGATAGTTTAGCGGTTGATGGTAACGTTGGTGTTGGAACCACAAATCCAGTCACAAAACTTGTCGTTGCATCTTCTGATTCAGGTCACGCAGATATGCGTTTCCAAAATAGCACTACAGGTTATCTAACCAACAATGGATTCTGGGTCGGAATTAACAACGATGAAAATGCCCTAATATATAATTATCACAATAGCGACTTGTTATTCGCTACGAATAGTGCAGTAAGACTTAATATAACTTCAACAGGAACAGCAATCTTCAAGAATGGACTTGCTGAAAAGTTTCACGGCGGAACAACTCTTCAAGCAGATTCTACACTTGGACTTTCTGAAGGTAATTTATTTTACAGATCTTCTAATGAGACTGGTGGAGCTCAAGCAGTTAACTTTACTGGTATTCACGGTGTTTTAGCAATAGGAGAGGCAGCTTCATTTACTGTTGTCATTACACCAAACGGATCTGGTGCTATTAATGCTGTTCAAGTTGATGGTGTGGCGCAATCTGTATTGAGATGGTCTGGTGGTTCAGCACCTAGTGCTAGTGCTTCTGGAAAAGATGTTTATACTTTCACGATATTCAAAACAGGAGGCACAACCACAGACTATGAAATTTATGGTGCTGCAACCAACTACGCTTGATAGGAGAATATAATGTTTAATTTATTCAATAAAAAGGAAGCACCTCTTCTGGGACTACAAGGTTCTGGTGGAGGTCTTGGTTTCTTAGCAGGTGGTGGTAGTGGTGCAAGTGTTGAAGCATCTGGTGGAACGACAGCAACACCTGGAGATGGATTCAAATATCACTTCTTTACTCATCCAACTAGTGATGATTTTGTTGTAACTGCTGGTGGTGATATAGAATTTATTGTTATCGGTGGTGGTGGAGCTGGAGGAAGTTATAGAGGTGCTGGAGGTGGTGCAGGTGGAGTGAACTCCAACTGGCCTGGATTCCCTGGATCTTATGGTGGCAACCCTTATGCTGTAACGCCAGGAACTTATCCAATCAGTGTTGGAGATGGTTCAACTGATCCTGGTGGCACATCTGGTGGTGGTACTGGTGATCCTAGTGTTTTTAATGGTCCTGGAGTAAATAGTGGAACTCCAATCACGGGATCAGGTGGTGGCGGTGGAGCAGGATATCCTAATAATGATGGTGGACATACAAGTGGTAATGATGGTGGATCCGGTGGTGGTGGACGAGATAATACAAGTAGCGGTGGAACAGGTAGTGGTGGTTCGTCAGTAAAAACCACTGGTGAGATAGGTAATGCTGGTGGAACTGCTACTGAAGCATATGGTGGTGCAGGTGGTGGTGGTGCTGGTGGATCAGGTGGTGATAAAGATCAACCTAGCACAGGTGGACCGTCTGTCGGTGGAATAGGATATGGATTTAGTGGAATACCACCATCATACGGAACACCAGGACCATCAGGATCATTAAGATATTTTGCTGGTGGTGGTGCTGGACACATTTATTCAAATACCTCTGCTAATGGTGGATATGGTGGTGGTGGAGATAGCAGTGATGGTTCACCAACCACAGGTGGTTCAGGAACAGCTGGCACTGGCGGCGGCGGCGGTGGAGGAGCACAGGCTTCTCCCGCAGGTGGAGCAGGTGGTTCAGGCATTATTATTATTAGATATTCGACCTAATAAATACTTTCATAAAGGCATAAGATAATCGATGTCCAGAATAAGAGCTGATAAATTAGTCAACAGGGCAGGAACGGGCGCACCCGAACTTCCATTTGGTCTGAATGCTCCTGGTGGATTAAATGTAACTGGCATTGTAACTGCTACCAGTTTTCAGGGAGACGGTTCAGCACTAACTGGAGTTGGTGATCCTAGTGCTCTGAAAGATGGAAGTAATGTAAAGGTTCAAGCAACTGCTACTGGTGCTAATGTTACTGGTAACGTTGCTGCAACAGGAAATGTATCAGCAGTTGATGGTACGTTCAGTGGTAATGCTATAGTTCAAGGAAACTTAACTGTAAACGGAACCACAACAACTATTGACACGGCGGTAACTGCAGTTGATAGTTTAGCAATCGATGGAGACGCTACTGTTGGTGGTGCTCTGACAGTTACTGGTAATATAACTGCTAACTCTTTTAATGGTGATGGATCAAATTTATCAGGTATTGATGGAACATTAGATACCTGGTTATACGGTGGCGGTTAATTTACTAAATAACTAAAAAGAGAAGTCATGGCACTGGAAAGGGGAAAATTGAGTGATGTGGTGCAGGTTGCTGCAGGTACAACTGTGGGCATTATTACCTGTGCTTCTTCTAAGAAAGTTTATATTAGATCAGTTATTTGCCATCAACCATCAGCAACTAATGCAACCGCACAGGTATATTTTGTTTCTAATAGTGGTGCAGTAGGAACAACAACAAAAATATTTGATGTTGATGTCAATGCAAGAGAAACAGTATTGTTAGAACCATCATATCCTCTTGTGTTAGATACTACTGGAGATAGTTTAAGAGTTGGCGCAGGAACATCCGAAATAAACTTCATAATTACTGGCGATAGGGAGGTCTGATTTATGGCACCAATTAAATCAACACAATCAATTTCCGTAGGTCAATTTTTAAAAACTTTTAGAAGTAGAGATGCTGTTGGACCTGCAGCACTCAATAGTACGGTAAGATCTACTGAACCTGCTGGACCTCAATTTAATATAAATTACTTAGTTATTGGTGGTGGTGGTGCCGGTGGAGGCAACTATCGTGCTGGCGGTGGCGGGGCAGGTGCATATCGCACAAACTGGAATGGCGAAGTACAAGGTGGTGGACAACCATCAGGTGGTATTAAGACTATTGATATAAGTACTCAATATTCAATTGCCGTTGGATCTGGTGGCGCTGGTGCTGATGATGTTATTGGTGGTGCCGGTGGAGACTCTGTATTTGATGATATTACATCAGTTGGTGGTGCTGGTGGAGGATATTATAATAATAGTGGCGGATCATCTCCTGGTGGGTCTGGTGGTGGTGGCGCTGGTAATGCAGGAGCTGGTGGTTCTAGTGGAACTTATGGATATGATGGTGGTGCAGGTGCGGATGGTCCTCAACAAGGTGGTGGCGGTGGTGGCGCTGGACTCGCAGGTTATCCTGGTGGAGTAGATCCAGCTGGCGGTAATGATGGTGATGGTGGAACGGCACTTGCAAGTACAATTACAGGAGTATCCACATTAAGAGCTGGTGGTGGCGGCGGTAGTGGATATGGTCAAGGTAAAAATCCTGCAGCAGTTGGTGGCGGCGGTGGTGCTGGTGACGGTAGTTATAATAGTAGTCCTTATGTTGGTGGGATCCCCGCAGTTGCAAATAGTGGTAGTGGAGGCGGTGGTGCAACAGGAAGTGTCAACGCAGGTGGAGATGGTGGATCTGGGATCGTTATACTTAGATATCCTAATGAATACACATCATCATATAGTGGCGGATGTACAGTATCTAAGTCATCCTCTGGAAATGATCTGATAGATACGGTTACTTACACTAATGGAACTAAAACTGTTCAGTTTTCAATAACTTGACGTTTGTGTTATAATAATTGAGTGTAACTAATTTGATATGAATTTTTTAGTATATTCAAAGGCAGGTTGTCCTTTCTGCACTAAAATAATGACAGTCCTAGAGATGACTGGTAAGAGATTTGTTGAGTATAAACTTGACAGAGACTTTACGCGAGAAGAATTCTATGGTAAATTTGGAAATGGTTCAACCTTTCCACAAGTTCTTTGTGATGATCAAAAGTTGGGAGGATGTAGTGACACCATTCAGTTTCTCAGAGAAGAAAAAGTTATCTAATCGAGACATAAATAAAACTACCATCCGTGAGGTGAATCGCGGAGTTGAACTTATTCTTAACGGGGGGAAGAAGCAGAAAAAACCATTTCATATTATATTTGATCAGATGGTATCCTTCTTCAATAGGGAAGTAACTATCTACTTTGAATTTTCCTTAAAGGCAAGGAAGAAAAATTAGTTCCCAGAGGTAAGAGCAATGTTAGCAGTAAGTTTAGTCTTAGGTTCATTCTTAACCATCTTGTTTCTTTTAGTGGGACTAATTGGAGGTTGGACTGCTAGAGAATATATGATGAACTATCGGGAAGTACCTAGACCTCACCCCGAAATGTTTGATAATCAAGGAAACTTAATTCCTGATGAGGTAATTGCATTTAATTTTGAAAACTATCATGACGACAGCGAAGAAAACGACGACAGCGAGGACTAAAAAACCCGCAACACTGAAAGTTGTGAAGGAACCACAATCCATTCCCGACCTTCCAGCAAATCCATTTATTTTTGAGATCTTTGAACTCTGTGGAAAACAACGCAGTAAAGCAAAGAAAGTGGAAGTGCTTCAAAAATATGCACATCCATCCCTAAAAACAATTTTTATTTGGAACTTTGATGATACAGTTCAATCTGTATTACCTCCAGGTGATGTTCCTTATGCAGCACTTGATGGTGAAGATGGGTTTCGTGGAACTCTCACCGAAAAGATTGATGATGCTGTATCAAAAATGGGTGAACTTGGATCCAAATCTCTTGGATCTCAAGATCAGGGTCAAACCTCACTCAGAAAAGAATATCAAAAGTTCTATAATTTTGTAAAAGGTGGCAACGATGGTTTAAGTAACCTTCGTAGAGAAACCATGTTTATCAATATTCTCTCTGGTCTTCACCCATTGGAAGCACAAATTGTTTGTCTAATCAAAGATAAACAACTTGAAACAAAATATAAGATCCCCAAAGAAATTGTATCTGAAGCATATTCTGATATTACTTGGGGAAATCGTTCATAATGATAAAGGAAATCACAGAGGTGTCAACAGATACCGCTATCGAAAAGAAACCTATGCATTCTTGGACACAATCAGAAAAAGAAAACTCCAAAAAAAAGTATGGAGTAGAAATTATGATTGATAATGGTACTTTGGATCAAGTGAGAACAAAAGATTGCCCTAATGACGCTAATATTGTTACATACGTTGTTGATGGTCAAGTGCGATATGACCTTACACGAGGTTCAAAAGCAGTAAGTATTTTTAATATGTACTGGGATAAATTTCGTGATGGTTTGAAAGGTATTGATTATGGTCAGGGTACACATAATCCTAAGTTGTGGGGAGCACCACCCCCTAAAACCAAAAAGAAGAAATAATTTCAAAATTGTCGGTAAATTTTTCCGGCAATTTTTTTGACTGTAGGGATTTTAAATAAAATGCTTGTGCTGATACGAAGACACTTGACTAAATAATGTATGAGGTCTATAATGAGACCTGTCGTTCATCCCACTCTGTGGGACGCAAGTAAGTCGCGGAACGGAGCCGTTCATCCCATGATTGAATTTCTTTTTTATTCATCACTCACATGTCAGCAAGCCGATAGCATTATGCTACGGATGCAGAGACATGAAGATCTTAGTAATCAAATTAAGATTGAGTTGGTAGAGGCCATTAAGGAGTCTACACCTGAGTGCTATTGGGACGCAAACGACTAAAGGAACGGACCTAAAAATCCAACTACTTTAGGAGTAACTACAATGAACACCCTTCAAATGGTAAAAAGGCAGATCAATAAAGCTGCCGCACTGCATAACGCACAGATTACCCACACCTCATATCGTGGTGTTGAGTATGATACCCGTTGTGTAGAAAGTAAAGAGTCGCACGGTACATTCTGCTATCGTGGTCGTACTTATACTAAGTGATTCATTAACTTACATTGCAGAGAGGGACATAATCCCTCTCTTTTTTTGTCTTTAAGTAACGAATTAACAAATGTTAGTGAATTAACACAAAGTAGTCTACATAGTATAGAATTAAGGCTAGCCTATGAAGTAATTCCTTCTTATGGTGTTAAAATCTATGGAGGTGAAAATGCATAATCGCATTTCCCGTAATCAATTGGCAGAATGGGTGCATATTGAAAATGTACTCTCTAAATCTAACGAAGAATTGGATTTAGTAAATGACTACTTTGATTGTTTAATCGAATGCGAAGAAGACCAAGGAACATGTAAAAGAATTTGTAAAATTCTACTAGCAAACTAATTTAAAATTGGGGGGTTCGCCCCCCTTTTTTTGTGCTATAATATCTATAGTGTACACACTATTATGGACAAAGAACGATTGAAACTCATCGTCCGTAACTTGGAACTCTTGGTTGATGGGTTAAAAGCAGAGGTATATTCTGATCCGAGTGCTTACATAGATAAGCGGGAGAATTTTGATGATCCTCCACACTATGGCGACTACGACGAGGTTTTTAACGATGACGATGGGTATCCCGACTGATAGGGCAAGAAAGTATATGAAACTGCTTCGCAGATTAGTGAAGCAAGAGCATCTTTACAGTGAAGAGAAACTGGTTGAGATGAAAAAACAACTGCGATCCCTTGAGGAAGAATTGGCAGTATTAGAGAAAAAAGTATCAAAAGGATTTAAATGAGCGTAAAACTGATTAGTGTAACTCCCGATGCGGAGAAGATGATGGCATACGTTGCTCGTGTGTCAAATCCTAACAATCAAGAAAATCCAAACTATGCAAAACTGTTGGGTTATTGCATCAAACATAATCATTGGTCTGTGTTTGAGCAGGCATTTATGACACTAGAACTTGAAACTACCAGAGGGGTAGCAGCTCAAGTGCTCCGACATAGATCTTTCACATATCAAGAATTTTCACAACGCTATGCTGATTCTTCCCTACTCGCGGAGACGATCCCTCTACCTGAACTACGGCGTCAAGACACCAAGAATCGTCAGAATTCTATTGACAATATTGACCCGTTTGTCCGTCAAGAGTTCCAGATCAAAATGCAACGACACTTTGATGAAGCAATGAAACTCTATCAGGAGATGCTTGATGCATCGATTGCAAAGGAATGTGCTCGTTTTGTGCTTCCTTTAGCAACGCCCACCAAAATCTATATGTCGGGCTCGTGTAGGTCGTGGATCCATTATATAACTTTGAGGACTGCTAACGGTACTCAGAAAGAGCATATGGATCTTGCAGAAGGTTGTAAAAAGATCTTTATTGAACAATTTCCCACCTGTGCAGAAGCACTTGAGTGGATCTAAATATTTTATATTGAATTGATAACATGGCAACATATCCGATTATTAATAAAGAAACTGGTGAGCAAAAAGAAGTCGTTCTAAGTGTTCATGAATGGCCAAAGTGGTGCGAAGAAAATAGTGATTGGATTCGTGACTGGTCTGACCCATCTACTTGCCCTAAACCAGCAGAAGTTGGTGAATGGAGAGATAAATTGGTCGCAAAAAATCCTGGATGGAATGAAGTTTTAAACAAGGCATCTAAAGCACCTGGTTCAAGAGTAAGAAGGATTTAGTATGGCAAGAAGAAAAAGAACATCTGCAGAACAACCTATTGGGGTTGGTCTTACAACCAAGCAGATGAAGCGGAAAAAACCGCTTAGTCGAGAATATTTGGTTGATATTGATCCTTTATCAGATAATCAAAAACGACTATTTGATTCTTATAACGAAGGCAAACATATTATTGCATATGGATGTGCAGGTACAGGAAAGACCTTTATAACCCTCTACAACGCACTTCGTGATGTCTTAGATGAGAACACCCCATATGAGCGTATCTACCTTGTACGTTCTCTTGTTGCTACTAGAGAGATTGGTTTTCTTCCTGGATCTCATGAAGATAAGGCAGATATTTACCAGATTCCTTATAAGAATATGGTCAAGTATATGTTCCAAATGCCTAGTGATGCTGACTTTGAGATGTTGTATGGCAACCTGAAGTCTCAGGAATCGATCAAGTTCTGGTCCACTTCATTTTTACGTGGAACCACTCTTGATAATGCTATTGTTATTGTAGATGAGTTTCAAAATCTAAACTTCCACGAACTTGATAGTATTATCACTCGTGTTGGTGAAAATACTAGGATTTGTTTCTGTGGCGACTCTCGTCAGTCTGATTTAAATAAGGCAAATGAGAGAAATGGTATTGTTGATTTTATGAACATCTTGCGTAAAATGCAATCATTTGATATAATTGAATTTGATGTAGATGACATTGTTCGTTCTGGACTTGTCAAAGAATACATTATCGCAAAAATGGAATCTGGATTTTAATGTTCAATCACGTTGATGTGGATCTTCCATCTCTAGAAAGAGAAACTATTGATGGGGTCCGTTATTATAAAGTGCCTAATGAAGAAGAACTCCTTAGACTGGTCTCCATTACTTCGGTGACCAGTCATTTCAATAAGGAAATCTTTGTCAAATGGCGTAAAAGAGTTGGTAATGAGGAAGCAGATCGTATCACTAAACGTTCTACAAGACGTGGTACAGATATGCATACATTGGTTGAATACTTCATAAAAAATGAACAACTACCCGATGTTCCTCCTATTTCTAAATTTCTTTTTAATATCTGTAAAGAGAAACTAAATCTTATAAATAATATTTACGCCCTTGAAGGGTCTCTGTACAGCAAACAATTAGGCGTAGCAGGGACTGTAGATTGTATCGCTGAATACGACGGCGAGTTAGCTATAATCGACTTCAAAACATCTGCCAAACCCAAACCACGGGAATGGATCGATCATTATTTTGTACAGTGCATGGCATATGGTTGTATGCTGTATGAACTGACTGGAATATCAGTCCAAAAACTTGTAATTATTATGGCTTGTGAAAATGGAGAATGCGTCGTCTATGAAGAAAGAGACAAATCAAAGTACATCAAACTTCTTACCGAGTACATTGGAAAGTTTGTTAGAGATAAACTGGAGCTCTATGGAACCTAATAAAGAACTAGAGAAGGCAATCGAAAGTAAATTTCTAACTCCTTCCAAATTTGCTTTGGAGATTGAAAAAATTGCTTCCGAAGAAAAATTTAACTATATTGATGCTATCGTACACTATTGCGAAATCAATGAACTTGAGGTAGACTCAATTACCAAACTCGTTTCAAAACCTCTAAAAGAGAAACTTAAGTGGGATGCGACACGTCTCAACTTTATGAAACGAACTTCAAGAGCAAAACTTCCTTTATGATCGTGACACCCTTTGAAACATATCAACATTATTTGTCACTAAAAAACCATTTCACAAATCCCAAATACGACTTCTTCAAATACGGAGCTAAGACTCGTGCCAGTGTGTCCTCTTTCAATAAGAGAAAGGATAAGTACTGGTTTGAGAAGACTTCTCGTAAGTATTCTGATGAAGAGGTCGTTAATTTTTTAGTATCTAATTTTTCTGCTGCGGATAACCCACAAAATCTATGGATTGGAGAAATTATCAATTCTGGCGAAAGGACTTACGCCGAATGGAAAAAACGGAGACAGAGTTCGACCTACTTATTCAAAGAACAAAGCAACGAGTTGTTCTCGGAGAACGAATTCAAGAAACTATTCGATTGTTCCAAAGGACATCCCATCCTGCTCAAAAGATACTTAAGCGGGAGATTGTCTCTAGAAAACTTCGTGATCTACGAAAAAATCTTCCATTTTTCAAAAAATTTCGATAAGAAATTAACTGATCCAGTATGGGAAACTGTCAGTTTGAAATTAAAAAAATATAGTCCCTTCATAAATATTGATGTATTCAATTACAAAAAACTTCTACGGTCAATAGTAAATGAGTGAATTTTTCGACTCCGAAATTATTCAGGAGGAACTAACCGAAATTAACAATCTTCAAGAGAAAATCTATGGTTCTCTCTTTGATTTTGGTATGATGTCCAAAGAAAACCAACTGGAACATATTGATATACTCATAAACTTGCTAGAAAAGCAAAGAGTGATGTATACTAGATTATCTCTTTCAGACGATCCTCAAGCGGTTGAAATGAAAGAGAATCTTCGCAAGTCAGTCGCAATGATGGGTTTCCCACCTGAGACTGATATGACTATGCTATTCAGTAGTATGAATGCAACCATCGAGGCACTCAAAAAAAGTGTTGACGCCTGATGGATTCCCTGTTATACTATCCAAGCAAATCCAAACAATCTAACCTATCCGAGGTATCTAAATGTCTTTCGCAGACCTTAAAAAGCAATCCAAACTGGGCTCCCTGACTCAAAAACTAGTCAAAGAAGTCGAAAAAATGAATAACACTGGCGGTTCTTCTGATGAACGCCTTTGGAAACTGGAGTGTGATAAGAGCGGCAATGGTTATGCCGTAATCCGTTTCCTACCTGCACCTGATGGTGAAGACCTCCCCTTTGTGAAACTATACTCTCACGCCTTTCAAGGTCCTGGTGGTTGGTACATTGAAAACTCTCTGACTAGTTTGGGTCAGAAAGATCCTGTATCTGAGTACAACTCTTTGCTATGGAATAACGGCACTGATGCAGGTAAAGATCAAGCACGTAAGCAGAAGCGTAAACTGACTTACATCAGCAACATCTATGTTGTAAAAGATCCTGCTAACCCTCAGAACGAAGGTAGAGTGATGCTGTATAAGTACGGCAAGAAGATCTTTGACAAACTCACTGCTGCTATGCAACCTGAGTTTGAAGATGAGGAAGCAATCGATCCATTCGACTTCTGGCAAGGTGCTAACTTCAAACTGAAGGCAAAGAACGTTGCTGGTTATCGTAATTATGATTCTTCTGAGTTTGCCGCACAAGGCGCACTCTTGGACGATGATGACGCAATGGAAGCAATCTGGAAGAAAGAGAACTCTCTCGCTGAATTCACTGCTGCCGATCAGTTTAAGGACTATGACGCACTGAAGAAGCGTCTAGATTATGTTTTGGGTAACAAGGGCACCCCTCGTTTCCAAGATGAAGAATCTGTTCAGGAAGAACGCCAGTTCAATGACGAGCGTCGTGGTGTTGCACCTGCAGTAACTTCTACTCCTGGTGACTTTAATGCAGAGGACATCGTGAGTTCTAGTTCTTCTAGTGGTGAAGAAGATGATGCAATGGCATACTTTGCTAAACTCGCTGAAGAGTGAAATACAATCAGATCTGCCTCACTTTATTAGTGTTGGCAGCATATTTTAATCTCTTATTTAAGTAAAATCTGATTACCAGAGTGAAACCACATGGTTTCACTCTAAATTTTTTATGGACCGATCAATCTAGTATTATCGGTAATTGATAATCTCGAATTAATAGTATGACTACTATCCTCATAGTGCATAATATTTCTCATATCATTCAAGAATATTTGTAGATATGATGATTTCATTAATTGAATCTTTCTCTTCTTTTCATTCTCTATAGTTTCATATTCATAGTTACTAACGCCAGTTACTGGACTAACATCTGCACTAACTGCTTTATAATCAATATTTGTTGATTCTGGTCTTACACCAACATAAAAGTTTCCGTTAGTAGAAGCATCATATGGAGTTGGAATAGTAAAAGTTTGATCTACAATCTGTCCTGCTGGTAAAATTAATCGACCAATTTTATCTCTAACTTCAATGGTCTCATAGTGGTGAACATCATTCATCTCTGTGAGACCATATTTATTTTCAACATATCTGTAAAGATCATAGTTAGAAAGAGGCCATTCATCTTTGATATTAGTAATACCTGCAGTCAGGATTACAACCCAATCCAGATCTGCTTTACCATAAAATATCTCTGCGACATTATCTGGTCTCTGTATATCTAAGATTGTATACTTATCAAAAAAAGCAACTTTATCCGTAAGATAGTCTTGAAGTTTGACTCTACGGAATATATTTTTAATTAATACATAGTCTCTTGAAGAAACTTTGTCTAAAAGAGTTGACTGATATAAAAGATTTGGTAGTTCTCTGAAATAAGACATTAGTAACCTACACCTCCTGCGAAATATCCATCTTCTTGATCTTCATAATCCTCTGCATAGATTGGATTGATTTCTTTGAATTCGCATAAAACTTGAATATGAACTGGTGTACCATCTGGATAAGTTGCATATGTTCCAGATGCTGTATAGTTAACACTCAGTTGTGTTAAAGAACATATTTTAAATCGATTCAAGAATGGATGTTCTGTTTCTCCAGTCACATACTCCAATTGAAATATTTTAGGTGAACCAATAAACAGTGAGGGATTAGTTCCTTTTTTTGGTACCATTGATGATTTTAAGCATCTGATAATTTTCATCACTTCTCTTGCTTCAGGTTGATCTCTTGGTGTAAAATCAAATGTAAACGGAAATGATCTAAGAGTTACGCCACTAAATAAGAGTTCAAGATTTGATTGTAGAACTTGTCCAGTTGCCCTAGAAATTATCGAGTTAGGACTTACGTTAGCACCCAAAGTATTAAGTGCTTTCCCAGCAAGACCTGATTGTATTGTGCTTATAGTACCTTGGTCTAGTCCTTTAAATTCGCCTTGAGTTAGAGATTTTATGAGTGGAAGAACGGCTTGAGGACCACCCTTCAGTACAGCATCAGTAGCTTGCAATCCAACAGCTTGTAGTGGATTTAATGTATCTTCAGAATAAGATACTGCTAACGCATCAGAGATTTGTTGTGGAATTGGAAGTAATATATATTTTGAGTTTTTTCGTTTTATTTTATCTCCATTTCTTTGAAAAAAGTCAGAAGCTGCTTTAATGCCCAAATTTCGGAGATCTACACCTTTTGCAACTTCTTTACCTTTTACCACTCCTTTTATTATGAGATTGTTAATATCAAAAAGATTGGAAGCACCACTATCACTAGTTCTAAATTGATCAAATATTGTTATTTGTAGAGCATCTGTGGTATTTGATAATGCTTCTCTTGGATATCGATAGACCTCTGGTCCAGTATTTGTGTTGTTAGGATTATTTTTGGTATCACCACCATCTTTCTCTTTAGATTTGGCAGCATCTTGCGCTTTCTTTGCCGAAAGTTTGACCCTACCATCAAATCTGGGATCATAACCTCCTCGTGCATTAACATCTCTATTTCTAATATCTGCCATTTAAATGGTTTTTATTTATTTAGCCGCCAACTTTGAAATCTCTAATGGGCAGCATCATAACGTCTCTAAGTTCTGATGGATAAATTTCATAAATGCCGTCAGATATAACTTCACTTGCAAGATAATTTCTTATTGACTGACCTTTTCCTAACCAATGAAAGTTCTGACCTATCCAACCTCTATCGGATACGTTTCTTATTTGTATTACAGGGTTTCTATCATACCTAATACCTGGAGTAATTGCAACATATTTGTATACGTATAATTTTCCGGGAATTGGTGCATCAGATTTTTCCAATACTTCAAGGAGTTGATTCATAACGATATCTGGATCTCTGACACCTATTACCCTATTAGTTACAACACGAATCCTATTACGATTTTCATCAGTGTCTGTGGGTCTCTGAGATGCCTCTGCTGCTGCTTTAGCTGCCCTTTGTTCAGCAAGTTTTCTTCGTTGTGACTGTAAGAGTGTTTCCCTCTTTTTGATTGCCATTACTTGATACCAAGTTCTTTTTCTGTCATAACTTTGAAGTCCCACATTCTATCTTTGCAGTACTCTTGTGCTGCTTCCCACTTTGCTTGATTTTTGACATATTCAAATGCCTCATTCAGGTATTTTTTTGTCTGCCTTTTAGGTTTAGGTGGAGGTGAACATTGTCTTAAAGGTTTTACTTCAATAAGAGACGATTTAACTCTACCATTGACATCTTTATACTTAATAAAAAAGTCTGGAAAATATCTATGAATTTTATTATCAATCGGAGATCGGTATGGAATACAAAATTCTTCTGACTGCCATTCTATAACATTTGTATTATTATCACAGTAAACCATAAACTTGCGTTCCCAGAGAGAACGGTATATGATATTAGTAGGATCTCCCTTATATTTTTTAGGATAAGATGGTTTGTATTTTCCCTTATATGACATCTAAATAACTAAACAATCACCTATAATATATTTAGAGTGCCTAGACCATTACCGAAAAAAATATCTCAAATAAAACCAGTTATAGGAAATGTTGCACTAACCTCACATTATATGGTGCAGTTTGGTGGTCTTGCTGGTACTTTAAGAAAATACCTAGGTCAGAGGGGTATTGATAGTAGATATATTACCGAAACCATTGGACTTTTATGTAGTAGAGCAATCCTACCTGGTAGTGGATTTGCTACAGCAGATGTTGTAGGAAATTTTATGGGTGTTGCAGAGAAATTTGCACACACTAGAATATTCACTCCAATGACTATGGAGTTTTATGTTGATAATTCATATAGATCTTTAAAGTTTATTGAGCATTGGATGGAGTTTATCGCTTCAGGAACTGAATTTAGTGATGGAGTAAGTAATTTAACACCAGGATATTATTATAGAATGAATTATCCGAAGCAATATAAATGTGATCAAACTATAATTACAAAATTTGAAAAAGATTATAAGAAATATGTTGAGTATAGATTTTATGGTCTATATCCACTTTCTTTAGATTCTACTACAGTTTCATATGAAGGTTCTAATATCTTGAAGGCTTCGGCAACATTTCAATATGATAGATATGTCTCTGGACAATCAAGTTCTCTTGCAAGTTTCTTAGGGACAACTAGTAATAAAGATGGACTTAATTCTGGAACTGGAACTGGCAGTCAGTCACAACGACAGCAACAGAAATTAGCAAACGGTTCTAAAAATAATAACAATACTAATAATAATAATTCTTCAGGTGCTGACTTTTTATCTGATGGTGCTATTCCCCGATTTAAAGCATTGAGCAATAGTGGAGAATTCTTTAAATCGGGTAGTAGTATATTGAATGATGATATTATCAATTCTTCCTGGTCTTCAGAATTTAAGTTCCTCTGATAACCCCTCTAAATAATTTTACTGACGTGCATGAATTGTAATGCCTTTACCAAAAATTTCTACCCCAACTTATGAGTTGGTAATTCCTTCTACTGAAAAAAAGATCAGATATCGACCATTTCTAGTTAAAGAAGAAAAAGTTCTTGTTATTGCAATGGAGAGTGAAGATCTTTCTCAAATTGTTAATGCGGTTAAGGATGTAATTAAATCTTGTATTCTGACAAGAGGCGTAAAAGTAGAAGAACTTTCTACATTTGATATTGAATATTTGTTTCTCAACATTCGCGGTAAGTCTGTTGGTGAAGAAGTAGAAGTTTTAGTTACCTGTCCAGATGATGGTGTAACAAAAGTTCCTGTACTTATTAGTCTTGATGAGATTCAAGTACAGTTTGATGATACTCATTCTAAAGATATTAAACTTGATGATAGTTTGACATTAAGAATGAAATATCCATCAATGGAAGAATTTGTTAAGAATAACTTTGCAGTTAGTGAAATCAATCTTGATGAAACTTTCAATGTTATTATGTCATCCATTGAGCAAATTTACAGTGAAGAAGAATCTTGGTCTACTAAAGATTGTACTAAGAAAGAACTTCGTGAATTTGTAGAGCAACTAAGTTCCAAGCAGTTTAAAGAAATTGAGAACTTTTATATGACAATGCCTAAATTGTCTCATACTATGACAGTGACAAATCCAAACACTGAAGTTGATAATGAGGTTGTTTTGGAGGGATTAGCAAGTTTTTTCGGGTAAGTATGGCTCATACTAATATTGAGTCATACTTTAGAATTAATTTTGCTTTGATGCAACATCATAAATACTCATTAACAGAATTGGAAAATATGATACCTTGGGAGAAAGAAATTTATCTTGCTTTCCTCCAACAATACATTGAAGAAGAGAACCTAAAAGCGCAACAAATGAATGGTTAGTACTCCTGGCGGTAGAAGATCACTGATATCACCCCTTGCATTTGCAGGAAGAACGGCAGATCCTGCTCAACCAGATCCAGTAACTACTAAGTTACTTAACCAAAACTCATTGCAACTTGGATTGGTTGCAACACAGATAAACAGTCTCAATAGAGATGTTGCTTCTCTCAACACATCACTACAAGTAATTAGTAATAGTTTAGCAACTTCTCAAGCATTAGAAAGGCAGAAAGAACAACAAGAACAAGCACTAGAATCAAAATTAGCGCAACAACAATTGCGTGAAGGTAAAGAGAGTGTAATAGAGAAAAAAATTGAATCTGCTGCCATTGCACCTGCACAGAAACTGGCAAGTAAAGCATCATTTAGTTTAGGTAAGTTGGGAACGTTCTTCCTTACACTCATTGGTGGATGGTTGGGAAGTAACATAGTTGAAGCTCTTCAAGCTAGGTCTGAAGGAAATACGAAAAAACTCAACGAAATAAAATCAGAAACTTTAACTGGTCTTGGTATCATAACTGGTGTTTTTGTTGCGTCTAAACTAGCACTTACTCTTTTAACTGGCAGTTTTGGCAGAATTGCTATCCTACTTGCTGGCGTTGCTGCTGCCGGATTATTTACCCAACCAGGACAAGATTTTATAGAAATAATAAAAGAAACTGCTAAAAATTTTTATAATGGTGTACGAAATAATATTCCCTTTGGTTTGGGTCAAGTTTTACCAGAAATTCCTACCAATCCAAACCAAAATCCAAACCAAAATCCAAACCAAAATCCAAACCAAAATCAAAATCCAATAAATCCAGCAGAACCACCGGGAACGGGAGCAAATGCGCCACCAGTACCACAATTTAAAACAGGCGGAGAGGTAAAACGATCAGTTATAGGTGAGGAAGAAATCCTTGCAAAATTGCATGTCGGGGAATTTGTTATACCACAGAATATAGTTAGTAACTATGGTCTAGATTTTATGGAATCTATGCGTGCCGGTGAATCATTGTTTTCAAGCAATCCTAAAGATATAAGTTCTCCCGCTGCTCAAGTGCAACCAATGGAGAATATATCTGGTGAGAAGAAAATACTTGATGATGCAGAGAAAGGAGGTCATAAAGATCAATTAGATGCAAAATTAGAACCAACTCCTGCTTCAGACAATTCTAAAACAGAACCTGCAAATGTTCCCCTTGCAGGAGATCCATCACAAGGATTGGAACCTGGACAAATAACTCCTGGTGATACGACACTTGCTGATATGGGATTTAGTACAAAAGAAGTTCAAGGATTTATTAATGATGAGAATTATATTGGTCAAACTGGAAAACTCCCACCAAATATGTTTACGCCAATTCAAAAGGCACAAACAGTTGCGGATAAAGTTTCTCAACCACCAGCAGAGCAACCAATAAACGTTATTCCAATGCCAATTCCACCTGCTCCTAGTCAACAGGCACCTGCACCTGCATCTGCACCTGTTGCATCTGGTCCTGTTGGAAATGTTCCATTTTATGCAACTAGTGATTCCGACAATATGTATAGATTAGCAGCTATCTCTGCATTTAACGTACCTTCAGTATAATGGCAGAAGCACAAAAATCTCTTCTAAAAAATAGTGATAGTTTAGGGAACATTAGAAGTTCTCTACTATCTTTTGGTGAAGGTTTAAAAACCGCAAACTCGACTACCATTGGTATCCAAAGAGGTCTTAATGTAAACAATAGAGAAAAACAGAGAGCAATACTAAAAAAGTCTGAAATATTCAGAACAAGAAGAGAAGCAGTACAAAGGAAAGAAAGAGAGAGTGTAATTGAATCTGGAAAACTTCCAAATATTATTTCTAGCGCACAGCGAACCATATCTGGAAGCACCAAGGGATTCCTTGGAAGGATTATGGATTTTGTTGGTACTGTTATACTTGGATGGTTACTGACAAATTTACCTGGAATTATTAAGGCAATTCAATCTCTTATTGGAAGAATACAGGAAGCAAGAAAAATCTTACAATCTTGGATTGATAATACGACGGAATTTTTCCAAGACTTTACTTCAGCACTCGATGGAATTTTAGGAAAAATAACTGGTATATTAAAACCAGATGAAGTCAAAGAAGCAAAGGACAATGAGAAAAAATTACGTAAAGGTATTAACACACTTGAAGATAATATTCTTGGAATGGTTCGATTATTTCAAAATTTTGATCTTCGTAAATGGTATAATGGATTATTTGGAAAAGAACCAGGTATAGATCCATCACAACCACCAGGACCAGGAACAGGAACATCATCTGGCGGAGCAGCGAATGGTGGTAGATTTTCTCCAATATTAGATCTGATTGGAAGTGCTGAGGGTGGATATACATCTATCGCACCAAACGATGAAAATCCAAATCTTACATCTATGACAATCGCTGAGGCAAATAAAGCGATTGGTATAAGAAAAACTAATCCTGGAACAGGTGCGATTGGTAGATATCAATTAACAAAACCAATACAACAAGCAGAACTGGCAGGTCTCGATGTTAATAAAGATCTTTTTAGTCCAGAAAATCAGGATAAGATTGCTATAGCATTGATTAAAAACCGGGGTATCACTGCGGATATGATTATTAATGATCCAAATGAAGCTGCAAAAAGACTTGCAATGGAATTTGCTGGTATCCCAGTCTTAGAACCTACAATGGGAAGAAAAGGTCAAGTTAAAAGGGGTGAAAGTTATTATGAAGGGTTTAATGGAAATACAGCAACGATTACTCCAGATAAAGTCGAAGCGGCATTTGAGAAGTTCAAAAACTATCAAGAACCACAGTCACCATCACCTGCACAAACAACACCTCCACCAACATTAGATTCAAGTAAAAGATATTCTAAAGGTCAGAATGTAACGAGTCTTCTTGGGAAAAATGCAACTATCACTAGTCTTTTAGGAGCACCTAGAAAGCATGGACCACATGGTGGTATTGATATTGGTTGCGATCCTGGATTATTTGTTTCTTTGAAAGTAGATTGTGAAGTTATGGGTAGCGCAAGAGGTGGTGGTTATGGTGAAGTTATTGATGTTTGGGTAGAATCTTTAGGTGTTCAATTAAGATTTGCACATAGCACCAGGCACATTATTACTTCTGGTAAAATACCCGCAGGCACATCATTTACAGTCACTGGATATTCTGGAACTGTTGATCCACCAGGACCTGCAGGATCGCATATTCACTTTGAAGCAAATACAAACAAGGGTAGTACAACGTATGGAAGTAATACTTCACCAGATCCATATGTTTCTTTGATTCAACTTACAAGTGTACAAATTACTGGAACTGCACCGCCAGTACCACCAGCAAAAGTATCTTCATCAGCAAATAATACATCTTCTAATGCATCAACACCAACAAACTTAGCACCTGTAAATAAATCTAGGAATATTACAGTTCCGATAAATCCAGCAGCACCTCCTCCTGCTGGCGCACAACAACCAACAGGTGGAGGTCCACCAGCAAGTAAACCTCTGAATATTTCATCGTCTGATCCGTTAAATAGATTTATGACTACTTTACTGTTAACAGAACTAGGAAATACATAATGTCAGCAACAGATAGTTCACAGTATGATGAGATACTTATAGAATCTACTACAGATAAGAATAGAACTGTAGATCTGCGAACAGGTGTTCAGTCTATAGATTATTATGAAGATCTTTTTTCTCCAACTATTACTGCTAAGATTCTAGTAACTACAACTGGTAGTGTTATTGATAATACTGGTGTGTATTTGGGACTTCCACTGAGAGGTGGTGAAAGACTATCAATCAAACTTCAAGGTAATACTGATAATAATCCAGGATTAGATTTTTCTGGTAATAATTCACTATATGTTTCTGGCATTAGTAATGTCATTCGTGATAGTAAGCAAGAAACTTTTGTATTAAATCTGTGCTCAAGAGAAGCAATTACTAATGAAACCTCTAGAGTTCCTATAAGATTCCCAACATCATCCCCAATATCCGTATCAGCGGAAGAAATTATAAAAAAATATTTGGTAACAAGTAAAGAACTCTTTATTGATCAGACATCGAATAAGTATGGTTTTATCGGTAATATGAAAAAACCATTTACTTTACTGACTTGGTTAGCATCAAAAGGTGTGCCAGAATCTGGTGAGGATGGAACTGCTGGGTATTTTTTCTATGAAACACGAGATGGTTATTGTTTTAAGTCTATTGATAATTTAATTGCTCAAGAGGTTTCTGAAATTTATACTGCTACTGAAATTTCCGATCCTAATAATAAGCAAGATTTTCAAATTCTCAATCATGTGACAACTAGGAATAATAATCTTCTAGAAAAACTTCGTTTAGGTCAGTTTTCCACACAGAGAAGTTATTTCAATCCCCTTACATTTGATTACACTCGACCAGAGAAGGGATTGTTTAAATTAAAAAATTATGCAGGTAAGTCCAAGAATCTTGGTAGATCATTTGAGATGCCGCCAATAAATGAAGGTTCTGAAACTACTCTTGGTGATATTCCAAGTAGATTGGTTACTGGAATTGTAGATATAGGAACACTTGAAGATGGCGTATCTTATGAAGAAAATGCTGATGCTTTTAGGTATCAGTCTCAATCAATTATGAGATATAATATTATGTTCACTCAAGCAATGACCATAACTATTCCATCTAATACAAACTTAAGAGCAGGGAACCTTATTCAATGTCTTTTCCCATCAACGTCAGTTTCAAAGGTTGGTGAATTTGATACTGAAATTAGTGGTCTATATATGATAAAGGAACTTTGTCATCACTTTGATGCTGAAGGATCATATACTTCACTAAAATTGATCAGAGATACTTTTGGTCAATACGGAAAAAATAACAAGTAATAAAAATGTTAGAGGAGTCTTTACTTAAAACAAATTTTATAGGAAGAGACGGATTCCGTTGGTGGATTGGTCAGATTGCTCCAGAGATAGCACAGGGCAAACAGATTAATGGTGGTGGATGGGGTAATCGATTCAGAGTTCGTATTCTTGGATATCATCCCTATAGTGTAATTGATCTCCCCGATGATAAACTTCCTTGGGCACAAGCACTTCTGGGTTGTACTGATGGTTCTGGTGCTCAGAATAGAGCAACATCGGTAAAGATTTCTCCTGGTGATTCTGTTTTTGGATTCTTTCTTGATGGTGATAATGCTCAACAACCTGTAATTATCGGTATATTTGGTAGAACCAATATGGTTCCATCCACCGATTACAAAGGACCTTTTGAAGCATTTACTGGATATACTGGTGCTGTTAAAAATGATGGTGCAAATATTCCAAGAAATGAATCAAATGAATCTAACACCACTTCACAGAAGCATGTACGTTCTGTAGATACTGCTACCGCTAAGAAGTTAAATTCATCAAATGGAACTGGAGGAGATCCTGCAAATCCAAATGCAGAAATATCAGCATCTAGTGCAATTGGTCAAAAAGTAACTGCTGCTGACGGTGGAAAAGATAGTGCAGTTAAAACTATTAAAAATGATGTTGATAACTTTGTAAAGAAGATTCAGAATATCACTGATGGTGTAACTGGATTTATGAGTAATGTTGATCAAGCAATTGGAAATGTAAAGCAGGATCTATATCGAGAAATTAGTAATATGACCGCGAGTATCCAAAAGGGTGCTACTCGTATGGTTCAGGATATGACAAAGAACCTTGGTGATGCTATGGTTCCAGTATTGAATGGTGGATTGCAAGTCTTATATGATGGTGTGTATAATACAGTTCTTGCTGCAACAGGAAGCGATCCTATTGCAACAAAAGCAGGAACTGTTGCACAGGCACTATTAATTGGTCCAGTTAAAAAGTTATCTGATGCAATACCCTGTATTGCAAATAATGTAATTAATGGACTCTCTGGTATGATTGATGGAGTTCTTAAGAATGTAGTAGACAACGTAACAAACTTTGCATCTTGTATTGCAGATCAAGTAGTCGGTTCTATTATCAATCATATTATAGGTGGAGTAACTAAATTTATTCAACCATTACTTGGTGGTCTTGACAAGATTTTGATGGGATTTAGTCCTCTCAACTTTTTAAAGAATACTGCTGATGCAATTCTTGGTATTGCAGACTCTCTCAGTTGCAATGCTATTGCCCCAGAATTCAATCTTGGTTCTAATGAATGGATTATTGGTAAGGGATCTAGTGATAAAGTAGGAAGACCTGTTAGTGATATCTTAGAAACTGCAAACCAAGCACTTAGTATTGGTACAGCAGCGTTAGATACCGTTCAAGATATTGCTGGATCTGCCGAAAGTGCTTTAGGTGTATTCGACTTTATGAATCCAAGTGTTTCAGTTCCAGGATTCAAGAGTGCTCTTGGCAGTTGCTATACAGGTCTTCCAGAACTTGGTGGATGTGGTGGTACAAAAATTAAAATCTTTGGAGGAAATGGTGAAGGTGGAACTGCGAACGCAATCTTTGGTGGAATTAAGGCTCTTGCTAATGCTGATAGAGGATTGACTGGTAGTCTTCTTGGTGTAGATCTAGTAAATGGCGGCGGTGGATATACATTCCCACCATTTGTTGATATTGTTGATGAATGTGATAGAGGATATGGCGCATCTGCAAGAGCAATTATTGATTATGATCCAGATTCTCCAACCTTCCAAACTATTACTGATATTTACATCGTAACTGAAGGAGAAAACTATACAATTGGTGGCGAGGTTGAAGATTATATTCCAGATGATCAGAAAGGTCCGGTTATTGTCAGATCTGGTAGTGGATATAATCCAGATGATGTTGTCCGTGATAGTGAAGGAAATGAATATTCAGTCCAAGTTGACACTTCAGGTAGGGTCTACAATGTAATTCGTACTGCTAGTGATATTGAAGATGTAGAAAGTTTAAGTGGTGTGAGTGGTGTGAGTGGTGTTTTAACATATAAATCAATAACAAATACTGTAGAATATAATGCAGTTTCTGCCACTGGTGCAGGTTTGAGATTGAGACCAAGACTTATTAAGAGACCTACAGAATTCCAGGGCGAAGTTAAGCAAGTTATTGATTGTATTTCTAAAGAAGATGATCTTATTGGATACGTAAATGGAGAACCTTACTATGGACCGTTCCATATTCATCCAACAAATGGAAGAAAAATGGTTGGTGCAAGGCATAGAAAAACTCCACATCAATACATTTATGATACTCAATCCGAAAGTCTTGGATCTTTGCCCTCAAATATAGTCACTACCACTCAAATAGACACACAAACATCGACAACTACAGTAGAAGTTGAACAAACACCAGTACAAGAAACAACTTCTGCACCTACACCAATAACTAACATACAGAGTAGTACGTCTGGTAGTGGAGGCGGAGGAGGATCATCTTCTTCACCTACACCTACACCATCTCCAACACCATCTCCTCCAACACCACCACCAAATCAAGGTGGAGGTGGATATGGGGGTGGATACTAAATATTTGAACGGAGAATAATATAAATGTCAAATCAAAATCCACAAGGACACGCATATACTTCATTTTCACCTAATTTTAGGATTGAAGTAAATAATCCACAGGTAGGATTCAATGGTCCAGGGATCTATGATCTTTATGGATTCAATGATGACGGTGACGTATCACTTGCTGGTATGACTCAAGGTGGTATATATCGTCTCTATAACGATAAAACTATAGAAATTATTGGGGGACAGAATAGTGAACGTGGTGGTGTAGATATTTGTATCACTGGAATGAAGGGTAGTATTCTTATTACTGCTCAAGAAAACGGTGAAATTTTAATTAAGGGTGCAAAAGTCACTGTAGAGTCAAAAGGCGAAATGACTTTCAAGAGTGGTGGCAATATGAAGTTAGATTGTGGGAATAGATTTGATATTTTTGCAAAAGAAGCATATTGTGAGGCACCACATTCATATGGACCAGATTGTATTGCGACAGAAGATAATGCAAATAGTATGCTAAATCAAGTATATTCTGGTTTGAATGCAGAGGGTATTGCAAGAGCAGCAGCAACTGCAGCAGGTGGACCTGGTGCTGGAATGGCAGTAAGCATTGCAAGTAAGGCAATTTCGGCGTTAGGATAACTATGACACAGTATAATTTTGAGTCTACTTTTGCAGGAAAATCAGATTTTCTCTCCGATGCAAAATTTTCTGGCGGATTAAATCTAGAATCAACTGCAAATGTACAAGAAATTTTTGAAAAAGTTTGTGTATATAAAGATACGGCATACAATGAACTTGTAATTGAGTTAGGAAAGGGATCTCTCCACAATTATAGCGGACAATCTACTGGAAATTTTACCTTTAACATAACAGGTCTTAAAGGTATACCAAAAGAAAAAAGTATAGTGGTTACTGTGCTCATCAATATGGGCAGCAGTGCATATGTTATGTCAAACCCAACTACAACTGGATTTAAAGTTGATGGTCAAGTAGTCGCAGTTAAGTGGATAAATTCAACTTCACCATCTTCTGGAGTTACAAACGCAGTAAATGTATATACATTTGCAATTATTAAAAATGATATCTCAGATTATACAGTTTTAGGAACTTTGAGTAGTTTTGGTGGTGGATAATGCCTGTATTTGGAACAAATTCATCAATTAACGCTGGTGGATATGGTTTTCTTGGTGCGCCAATTAGGACTGTGCAATCTTCTGTTGCGCCTAGAAATCTAACAGAAGGTAATGTAATTACAGTTACTGTAACTTCAGATGATATTTCAGATGGAACTACTCTTTATTATACTATTAGAGGCACTTTAGGAACAATAACAGCATCGGATTTTGTAGATAATTCATTAACAGGAACATTTACTATCAATAATGATAGTGGTTCTTTCACCAAAGCAATTGCTTCTGATGGTGTTATAGAAGAAGGTGAAGGATTTGTTATTGATATCAGATCAAATTCTCATAGTGGTCAATTATTAGAAACAACACAGTCAGTTTATATTCAAGGTTCAACTTCAACTGGAGTTGGTGGAGTTGATGATGGGCAAGGTGGTGGAGGATCGTTTCATGATTTTGGTGCTGATGGTAATCTTATTTTTGATGCAGATACTTCTACTTCATTCACATATACTGCTGCTACAGATGTAAAGTTAAAAGCATATCTTTGGGGTCAAGGTGGTCAAGGTTCATCGGGTGGTCAAGGTGGATATTCATATGGAACTTTCAATTTACTTGCAAATGAAGTGCTTCATATACGATTAAACTATGGTTCGGGATCTGCAGGAGCAAGTTCTGGTTGGGTTGGAAGAGAAAATGGTGGTGGACTTGCAGGTATTTTTTCATCATCAACGATCAATCAATCTAATGCAAGACTAATTGCTGGTGGCGGAGGAGGTGGTGGATTAGGTCATGGATCATCTCCTGGCGGTCCTGGTGGCGGTCCTTCTGGAAGTGCAGGTACTAATTCTTCTGATACTCAGATTGGTTCTACTGGCGGTAGCG